GTGTATATAAACCAGAACACGCAATGACAGATATTAATTGGAAAGATGTTAAAGATATTTATACGGAGAATATAATGAAGTTAGAAGAATTAGTAGGAAAGAGAATTACAGAAGCTCAATTTGATGAGGCTGCTGGAGAAAAAGATGCGTGTTATCATAAAGTAAAATCTCGTTATGATGTATGGCCTTCTGCTTACGCTAGTGGTGCATTGGTAAAATGTAGAAAAGTTGGTGCTAAGAATTGGGGTAATAAATCTAAAAAAGAATCCGTAAACGAAAATCTACTCAAACAAATTAAACAGGCAGAAAAGATAGCTAAATCAATGGCTGGTAATATGACAGGAGCTGTTAAGGGAATTGAAAAAATTAGAAGAGGGTTATCACATCATAAGCGAGTAAAGGTAGCACTTAAAAAATATAATGAATCCGTAAAAGAAACTAAGGTTTGGAGTTTAGATGAAAAGTGTTGGAAAGGATATGAGAAGAAAGGTAATAAAAAGATGTTTGGTAAAACATATCCTAATTGTGTAAAGAAAGAGGGTGTTCAGACTAATGTTTGGTTAGGTGAAAACGAACTCTATTACGAATCCAATACAGGCGAAACTGGTGGATACACATTTGAATTTATTGATAATAATAATTTACAAGAAGCAGAATATCAAGGAAGAAAAGTAAAACTTGGTAAGATTATGCAAGGTGATGTTAAAAAGTTTAAAGTATATGTTAACAACCCAAAGGGTAATGTGGTTAAGGTAAACTTTGGACAGGGTGGAGATGCAAAGGGTGGAACTATGAGAATTAGAAAATCCAATCCTAAAGCTCGTAAATCATTTAGAGCAAGACACAATTGTGATAGTCCAGGTCCAAGGCATAAAGCTCGTTACTGGTCGTGTAGGAAGTGGTAATATGTCTCTTTTGACAGAATGGTTAGTTAAACCACTCATCAAAGAAATAGACCTACCAATTAAAGTTGGGGATACGGTCTTAATGGGTAGGTTTAAAAACAAAAAAGTTAAAATCAAATCAATTGATTATAATGAAAAAGGTGATTTACTCATCAACAATAGACCTGCGTTAAAATTTAGATTAGCAAAACAAGATGGTAAAAAATTACTACCACATAAAACTACAGATAAGGGTTCTACAAGTAAAGACCCAGATATGAGAGGTGCAGAATTTAAAGGTATTCGTGCTAATAAAAAAGAAAGTGTAAATGAAAATAAAGTAAAGATTAATGTCCCAGGTGATATTAAAGGGTTGTATAAACTATTCAAAAAAAATAAAAAAGAATTATACATAGTAGGTGGTGCAGTTCGTGATGCGATACTCGATAAGAAACCAAAAGATTTTGATTTAGCAACAGATGCCAAGCCAGATGATGTATTAAAAATTGCTAAACAAGGTGGATTTAAAACAGTCGAGGTTGGTAAACAATTTGGAGTGGTGATTGTAGGTGGACATGAAATAGCAACATTCAGAAAAGATATTGGTAAAGGTCGTAGACCAGATGCAGTAGATTTTTCTGATATACAAGGTGATGTTAAACGAAGAGATTTAACTATCAATGCTATGTATTATGATATAGGTAGGAATGAAGTAGTTGATGTTACTGGTGGATTAAAGGATTTAAAAAATAAATTAGTAAGAACGGTCGGTAATCCAAAAAGAAGATTTGATGAGGACCCATTGAGAAAACTAAGAGCATTAAGGTTTCAAGCAATTATCGGTGGGAAGATGGATAAAGATACTGAACAAGCATTATTAGATAATCCAAGTTTAAAGGGTGTAAGTGGTGAAAGAATTAGAGAGGAATTTGTAAAGGGATTACAAAAAGGAAAATCATCTAAACTATTTATGGAAGCATGTGATAAGTTTAGTTTTACAAAACAAATATTTCCCAAGTTAAATATAACAAAACCTTATCCAAATGTCAAGGATTATATTTTATTTATTGCAACAATTTTAAGAAAGAATAAAGTACAAAAGTTAGGTAAAGAATTAAATTCACTAAAGTATAGTGCTAAAGAAAGTAATAATATTCAGTTCTTAGTTTATCTAAATAACTTTAAACCAGAAAATATTTATATGATTAAGAAAGCACAAGATAAAACCACATTAACATCACAACAAATTCAAGAGTATGGTAAGTTGATTGGTAAAGATTTTAAAAAACTATCTACATTTAAGTTAAGTGTAAAGGGTAGTGATATAGTTGGGTTAAAGGGAAAAGCTATTGGTGATAAGATGAAAGATATGGAAAAGAAAAAGTTTTTAGGTGAAAGTACCGATAAGGCAAAGTTGTATAAACTTTATACCCAGGCTATGAAAATGATGCCAGGCAGTCCAGCTCAAAAGAAAATTAGTAAGGAAATTGATAAGTTGAGAAAGAAACTTAAAATGAAAAATGAGTTTGCAATTCCATCACCAAGTAGAAAAGGTATTAATAAAAACAAAACTGATAGAATGAGTGGATATAAAAAGGTAGATGAAATAGCAGTTCGTAAGAAACCTAAAACATTCAGAGATATTTATAACGCTATTCCAAGTGATTTAAAGAAACGAGTTATGAACCTTAAAAACTTTGACCAACGAAGAGATGCTCATCCAGAGGGTAATGTTTTAAAACATACCATTGCTGTAACTAACAGAGCATTAAAAACAGGTGATATAGATTTTGCTCTATCAGCATTGTTTCACGATATAGGAAAGGATTCAACTGCAAAGATACATCCAAAGAAAGGTTTCTGGACACATTATGGACACGAGAAAGTTTCTGCTCAACTTGTATTGAAACACAAGAAGTGGATACAATCATTGGGTGGTGATGTTGATGATATACATTACATAGTAAAGAATCATATGAGAATGAAAGTATTTGATAAGATGAGATGGCATAAACAAGATAAGATGAGGAAAGATAAAGCATTTGGTAAGTTACAAAAATTTACTACATTCGATAAAGGTGGTAGGGGTATAAGTGATGGTAAAATAAATAAAAAAACACTTGACTCTTATATGGAAAATGTCGTATATTCTATCATAGACGATGGGGATTTTGCAATCAATTTGAACGAGAATAAGATTAAAAAAGTAATAGGTATTTATGGTGGAAGATTTCAACCATATGGTCCACATCATCACAAAACATTTAAATGGTTACAATCTAAAGTTGATGATGCATATATCACTACATCTGATATAAAGAAACCACCAAGACACCCAATGAACTTTCAAGAGAAAGCAAGACATATGGCAAAGATGGGTGTACCAAAAAATAAAATTAGAAAAGAAAAAATACCTTTAGTTTCAAAAGAGTTACTTAAAAAGTTTGACCCAAAAACTACCGCAGTTGTTTATATCTTTGGAGCAAAAGATGCTGGTAGATTAAGTGGTGGTAAGAAGAAAGATGGTTCACCAGGTTACTTCCAAGATTATAAAAAGAATATACGAAACATAAAAGGTCACGAAGAACACGGATACTTTTTAGTTGCACCGCACGTAAGTATGAAAGTTGGTAGTAACGAAGTATCAGGTACTACTATGAGAAATATATTAGGTTCACCTAAGATTAAAGATGAGGATAGACCTAAAGTATTTAAAAAGTTATTTGGATACTACGATAAGGGTTTATATAATATGATGACTAACAAATTCAAAAAGTTATTTGAGTTTTACAATCAATCATCAGTAAAAAATATATTAAAAGAAGTAAGTGCACTTGGAGATACTGTCACACCAAGTGATTTGGATGATGAGGGATTATATGATTTCTTTAATTCATTTGGAGATTATAAAAGAATATCACCAAAACACGCAGAAATATTAGGATGGGAAGTAGTAGGTGATATAATTGGTAAAAACGCAAAAGACCCAGGTTTTGATTTCACCACATCAACGATAAGTAGAGTAGATACAGTCACATTTGGTAAAACGATAAATCAAAATACATCTAATACAGATAGTGTGAGTAATCCATTTCCAAAATACCAAAAGTATATGAAAGGTATTGTTGATAAGATGGGGTGGGAAATTGTAAAGTTCTTTGGTAGTAATAAACATAATAAAGGATTTGATGATTCACCTACACACGATATGGGAACTGCAACTGCAGGTAAAAAAAATACAAATAAACCTGAAAATCCTAAAAAACTTAAAGATTTTCACGAAAGAATTGATATAACAGAACAAACAAAGGAGTTATTACTTATGGGAGGAGCATATGGACATATGGCACATCCGTTTGATGATAATAATCTTACATTTTCAGACTTGAAACAGATAGTTATTAATGGATTAGGAGGCAAGTTAGACAGAGAAGATGGAGTTACTGAGAAACTTGATGGTCAGAATCTAATGGTAAGTTGGATTGATGGTAAGTTAAGAGCAGCTCGTAACAAAGGACATATAAAGAACTTTGGAAAAACTGCACCAACCACGAATGGAATAAAATCTATGTTTAGTGGTAGGGGTAATATAGAAAAAGCCTTTGTAGGTGCAATGAAAGATTTAGAGAAATCTATAGGTAGTTTGAGTGATAAACAAAAAGATAAAGTATTCGGTAATGGTAAGAAATGGATGAATTTAGAGGTTATGTATCCAGCAACAGCAAATGTAGTAGATTACGATGTAGCCGAAATAGTATTTCACGGAACATTAGAGTATGATGAAAGTGGTAGACCAGTTGGACAACCAAAAGATAGTGCTCGTATGTTGGCAGGTATGATTAAACAAACAAATAATCACATACAAAAAATGTTTAAGATTGGTAAACCAAACTTTTTAAGTGTACCGAAACATCAAGACTTTGGTAAGATGAAAAATAAATATTTAGGACAATTAAATAAATTACAATCAGAATATGCATTGAGTGATAAAGATACATTGGGAGAATACCACGAATCATATTGGAGAGAGTATGTATTTAACGCATCAAAACAATTTGGTGTAAAATTAAAACCAGTTCAATTTGCTAAACTGATTAGAAGATGGGCATACTTTGATAAGAGTTATAAAATACCAGAGATTAAGAAAGATTATAAAGATAATCCTAAATTCTTAGATTGGATAACATCTACAGATAAACAAGACCATAAAAAGATTTTTAAACAAAATATTAAACCATTTGAAGTATTGTTCTTTGGGGTTGGTGCAGAAATACTAAAAAATATTAGTGGGTATATGGCAGTTAATCCAAACAAAACAATTCAGAAGATGAGAAAAGAAATGATTAGTGCAATGAAAGATTTGCAAAAACCAGATAAGATAGAAAAACTAAAAAAGTTAAAAATACAAATTGAAAAACTACAGAAGATTGGTGGGTTAGATGCAATCGTACCAAGTGAGGGTATAGTGTTTAAGTATAAAGGAAACACATATAAGTTCACAGGTGCATTTGCTCCAATCAATCAAATACTCGGTAGTATAAAATTTGGATAGGAGTTATAATGGCAAATAAATCAAAGGACATGGAGAGGCAAAATAAAGCATTAGCTGATTTAATGTCTGGTAAAGAATATGTTAAAGATTATATACAAGTAGGATATACACCTGATGCACAAAAAAATGAAGGTGGTAAGACAAGAGAATCTGATTTAAGTAAAGTAATGCAATCAGTAAGAATGCCTTGGTTTTGTCCAACTTGTAAAAAAGCAATGAAGAAAAAACTTGATGATAAGTTTTGGAGAACTAAAGGACATTGTTTTGATTGTCAAATTGAGTTTGAAAACAAACTTAGAGTAAAGGGTGAGTTTGAAAACTATGCAAGAACACTTGAGATAGAGAATAGAAAAGCTTATGTAAAAGATTTAAAACAATCTCTTGTGGAATTTGAATCTACAGATGGTAAGGCAACATTTTTTAATTCAGTAGGTGTACAAGATATCGAACTTGAAAAAGAAAAGTGGGATATGGGTGCAGATAAATTTGAAACGATGGTAAGTGATGCAAAAAAACATATAGAAAAAATAGAAAAGGCTATAGATGAAGAGCAAAAAGAACTTGATTCTGCCCGAGCAGATAATACTTGATTTGATGGCACTAACTTCACGATTGGGTGAGATTGCATTAGATTATAATAATAAAATTGGTGGTAAAGAAACTAATTCATTAGTAAATCTTTATACAAGAGTAGTAAAAAAACTTATGAGTTTAGAATATGAGGATGTACGACACAAAGAAAAGTCTGATACATTCACACTTGATGAACTCTTAGATAGTGCAGGAATAGATAAACCTAACAAGGGAGAAGAATAATGATAGGTGGAATACTTGATTTTATAATGGGACTTTTTGGTGGAAATAAAAAAGAAGAAATTAAAAAGTTAGATAAAGCAATAGAAGTAAAAGACAAAGAAGTAAAAGCTCTTGAAAAAGAGGTTGAGGTTCTTTCGAAGAAGAAAAAAGTTAACAAGAAAGAGGTTGGTAATCTTAAACGAAAAGTAACTAATACTAAGAAACAAATAATAAAAGCCAAAGAAGCATCAGATATACAAGATGTTGATGAAGCATTAAAATATTTGAAGAAATTTAGTAAGTAACACATATTTATATATATGAAATATATTATATACATATTATTTTTGTTTAGTGTTCTTCTTGGTCAAACTGAAGAAGAAACCATAACTTTACCTAAAGCAGATGTAATTGAGTGGGCAAATAAACTACAAGGGTTTGAAAAATCTGATAGTCTATCCACTATTGCAATATCTGATTTAGAAAGTATCGTATTTAAATTAGAAGAGAATGCATTTATGGATTCTTTAATAATAGAAAAACGAGAACTTCAAATTTCGTTACTTAGGGAAACAAATGAACTTTATAAAGATAAGGTTAAACTTGTTAAACCCAAATGGCATGAAAATAAATGGTTATGGTTTGTTTATGGTGTAGGTGCTACAGCAGTTTCAGTTAACCTTGCAGGACAGATAACAAACTAATGGCCGAACAGATAAAAGATGTAATTAAACAAGAATACATTAGGTGTGCAAAAGACCCTGTCTATTTCTTGATGAAGTATTGTATGATTCAACATCCAATCAGAGGTAAAATTCCCTTTGAGTTGTATGAGTTTCAACAAAGTACTGTCAGAGAGTTCGTAGATAATAGGTTTAATGTAATTTTAAAAGCTCGTCAATTAGGTATCAGTACATTAACTGCTGGTTACTCATTATGGTTGATGACATTTTTTCAAGATAAGAATATTCTTGTTATTGCTACCAAACAAGATACTGCTAAGAACCTTGTAACAAAAGTTCGTGTTATGCATGCAAACTTACCTTCGTGGTTGAAACAAAGATGTGTTGAGGATAACAAATTGAACCTTAGATACACCAATGGTTCACAAATAAAGGCAAGTGCAAGTGGACCAGAAGCCGCTCGTTCCGAAGCTTTATCATTATTGATATTGGACGAAGCAGCATTCATTGATAAGATTGATGATATATGGACTGCATCACAACAAACACTTACAACGGGTGGTAGTTGTATTGCTTTATCAACACCTAATGGGGTTGGTAATTGGTTTCATAGAACTTGGTTAGATGCAGAAGAGGGTAGAGGGTTGTTTAATGATATCAAACTTCATTGGACGGTTCATCCAGACAGAGAACAAGAATGGAGAGATGAACAAGATGTTCTATTAGGTTTACAAGGTGCTGCACAAGAATGTGATTGTGATTTTATTACTTCTGGTACTTCAGTAATTGATGGTGTATTATTAGAAAAGATGAAAAATGATGTATGTGCCGACCCAATTGAAAAAAGAGGTATAGATGGTAACTTGTGGGTATGGCAACCACCAAACTATACACGAGATTATATAGTATGTGCTGATGTTGGTAGAGGTGATGGTAAAGATTATAGTGCATTTCATGTCATTGATGTGGAGAATGTAGAACAAGTTGCTGAGTACAAGGGTAGGTTAAGTACTAAAGATTTTGGTAATATGTTAGTGAGTATTTCAACAGAATATAATGATGCTTTACTAATTATAGAAAACAATAACATTGGTTGGGCAACAATCCAACAAGTAATAGATAGGGATTACCCTAATCTATTTTATACAAGTAAAGATTTAAAGTATATCGATATTGCACATCAGATGACTAATCGATATAAACAACAAGATAAGAATATGGTGGCTGGATTCAGTACCACTATGAGAACTCGACCTTTGATTATTGCAAAGTTAGAGGAATATTTTAGGAATGAATCAGTAGTGGTTCGTTCAAACAGATTAATAGATGAATTATTTACATTTATTTACCATAATAACAGAGCAGAAGCAATGACTGGATACAATGATGATTTGGTTATGTCGTTTGCTATAGGATTATGGGTTCGTGATACAGCATTAAGATTACGAACTGAGGGTATAGAATTAGTAAAGAAGTCCCTTAATAGTATGTTAGATACTGATGGACTTTATACACCCAGCGAAAATAAAAATGATAGTTGGGAAATGGAAATTGGAAACAACAAAGAAAAAGAGGGCTTAGAATGGCTCTTATAAGCGAGGTAAAAAATGGCTGATAAAACATTATTTGGTAGATTAAGACGATTATTTAGTACTAATGTAATCGTAAGAAATGTAGGTGGTAAGAAATTAAAAGTTGCCGATACAGACCAAGTACAAAAACAAGTAAAATCACATCTTGTAGATAGATATTCTAAACTACATAGTGGGTTGGAAATGAATAATACTGGTTATTCTTCATATGCACAACTACAAGCTGCAAGGACTGGGTTGTTCAAAGATTATGAATCAATGGAGAGTGATTCTATAATCGCATCTGCACTTGATATCTATTCAGATGAATCAACAATGAAAAATCCGTATGGTGAAGTATTAGAAGTACAGAGTGATGATAATAATATAAAGGAAATTCTACATAACTTATTTTATGATATTATGAATATAGAGTTTAATCTCTGGCCTTGGATAAGAAACTTAACCAAGTATGGTGATTTCTTCTTGTACTTAGATGTACAAGATAAGTTTGGTATTACAAATGTAGTTCCTTTATCACCTTATGAGTTAATTCGTTCTGAGGGAGAAAATCCAGAAAATCCATATTATACTAAATTTTATTTAGAAGCAATGGAAAATGCACATCCTTACTTTGCTAGAAATAGTAAAAACCAAAAGATTGAATTTGAAAACTTTCAAGTTGCTCATTTTAGATTAGCAAACGATAGTAATCTATTACCTTATGGTAAATCAATGTTAGAAAGTGCTCGTAAAGTATGGAAACAAATTACATTGATGGAAGATGCTATGTTAATTCACAGAATTATGAGAGCACCAGAAAAGAGAGTATTTAAAATAGATATTGGAAATATTCCACCAAATGAAGTTGATAACTATATGCAAAGAATTATCAACAAGATGAAGAAAACACCATTTATTGATGATGCTACTGGTGATTATAACTTGAAGTTCAACATACAGAACTTAACAGAGGATTTCTTCTTACCAGTTCGTGGTGGAGATAGTGGTACACAGATAGAGAATATGCCTGGTATGCAATACGAAACTACAGAGGATATAGAATATTTGAAGAATCGTATGTTAGCAGCATTGCATGTTCCAAAAGCATTCTTAGGATATGAGGAATCACTTGGAAGTAAAGCAACACTCGCAGCAGAAGATGTTAGATTTGCAAGAACTATCGAAAGAATACAGAGAATTGTAGTTAGTGAGTTAACAAAGATTGCAGTTGTACACTTATATTCACAAGGATATACAGATGCACAATTGGTAAACTTTGAATTGAAGTTAACTAATCCATCTACAATTTATGAACAAGAGAAAATCGAATTGTGGAGTAACAAAGTTAATCTCGCTCGTGATATGAAAGATAACTCATTACTACCAAGTGCATGGGTTTACAAGAATGTATTTAATTTTTCAGATGACCAAATTAAAGAACTTGAAAAAGGATTGGTTGATGACCAAAAAGAGAAGTTTAGATATTCTCAGATTGAAATGGAGGGTAATGACCCTAAAGAAAGTGGAGATTCAGTTGGTACACCAAGTGATATGGCAACCGCAGACCCAGAACAAGATGGAGACCCAACACCAGCAGGTTCAGTATTTGACCAAGAAGAAGTTGCAGATGGTGTAGGTAGACCAAAAGAAGTACCGAGTTATGGTAAAGATAATAGTGCTCGTGATAGAGACCCACTCGGTAAACACGATAAACGAATGGCTTTAGCACATTATGATGCGTTAAAAAAATCATTTGGAGATAAAGCAAAAGAAATCCTTAGTGAGACTAGGGAAATAGATGAATTAAATAAGGAATATAAAGAATTTACGGACGATAAATAATTATTATTTGAAGTTTTTATATTTATATATGGTACGAATATTTAACAATGGAGTGTTTGATGTCAAGCAATAAAAAGCATAGCAAAATAAAAAATACAGGTATATTATTCGAACTTTTAACAAGACAAATTACAGTCGATGTGTTAAATAGTTCAAATGAATCATCTGCAATTAAAATTCTTAAAGAATTTTTCAATCCTAAGACAGAACTTGGGAAAGAATATGAACTTTATAAGATACTTTTAGAAAAAAAGTATGGAAAGAGTGAACAAGCTAATATATTAGTAGAAGCTGTAACAAAAAATCGTAGAAGATTATCTAATCGTAGATTAAAAAACGAAAAGTATAATTTAATTAAAACGATTAAAGAAAATTATTCAGTAGTTGATTTCTTCAACACAAAAATACCAAATTATAAAGTTTTGGCATCAATTTATAATGTATTTGAAATGGAATCATCTAAAGAAAATATTACACCAGTTGAGGAAACTGATAGTAAAGTTACTATTATTGAAAATATTTGTACCGAACAAAAAAATAAACCAAAGAAAAAATCTATTGTGGAATCACAAGAAAAAGATTTGCGTTTACTAACTTATCAATTATTAGTTGATAAATTTAATAAAAAATATAGTAATCTAAATGAAAGTCAAAGAAATTTATTGAGAGAATATATAAACAATCTTTCAAATACTAATTCTCTTAGAGAGTTCATCGATACTGAAGTTATAAAAGTTAAGAGAATCTTAAAATCTCACTTAAATAAAGTGAATGATAAGATAACTAAAATAAAATTAAGTGAAGCAATCACACATACAGAAAACTCTACTACAGGTAAGTTTGTACGAGATTCGCATGTTGTTTCATTGATGAGGTATTACGAGCTTATTAAGGAGTTAGATAATGTCCACAAAATTAAATAAAAATAAATTTATAGAAGCTCTTCGAAAACTTATAAAAAAAGAAATCGAAGAAGCATCAACAACTGCATCAGCAGGTGGTAACCAAGGTCAAGGTATCCATTATGATACACCAAAAGCATTTGCTAGTGGTTCAGACGAAGGTAAAGGTCACCCAACAGATGGAGAAGTAGGTGGATATACAAAGGCAGAACAAGTAAATGAAGTGATGTTTGCAGTTAAGATTAGTAAAGATGGTAGTGAATTACAAACTATCGTTGGTGCATCATCTAAAGGACAAGCTAAAACAAAAGTTGCTAGAATGTTAAAGGGTGGAATGAAAGATATCATTGGTGTATCAAGAGTTCAACCAGCATTTGGTAAACAAATTGATAAAAAACTTGAATCTACAACTGAGGGTAAAAAACAATATGGTCAAAAGTTAACTGATGATTTCTTTAAATCAGTTAAGAAATTTGAACAAGAAGTTATTGTTTTAGGTAAAATGGCCACTAAATTACGAGGTGATAGAACAGACGAAAAGATTATTTTAAAATCATATAAAAAACAAATGAGTCCATTTATTGCATTAATTAGAAGTTGGAATAGTACAACACAAAAAAATCCTGCGATAAGTGAACTTAAAGAAGGTCATTACCATACATATCGTAACGATGATTCTTTGAGTGCAAAACAAAAAATTGGTCATTCAATGAGAGAGGTTAGGGATAAACTAACTGAATTAAGTAAACTTATTGATATGAATGTTAAATTAAAGAACGAGTTAAGTGTTGATTCAAAATCATATTGGAAGAACACACATAAAGCAATGAGTAAAATATCAGAACGATTAGTAAAACTCGCTAACAAAGTAGGGAAACTACAATGAAACAGAATGATAAATATTTAGCAGAAGGTCTTGATATTCTAAATAGAGAATTTGGACAACCATTACCAACACTTGAGGATACTACAAAAGCATATAAAGAAATAAAGTTTGGTTCAAAGGCACAATACGATAAGTATAAAAGACAACACCAAATTAGACCTGGTACTGAAATTGAAATAGATGGTAAAAAATCTAAAGAAAAGGGTGATGTAAAACCAGATAAAAAAGTTGATAAACAAATGTCTAAAGCAGCAGATGATGCAAATGCTAAAATGGATGCAGCCGAAAAAGCAGAAAAGAAGAAAAAATTAAATTACGATTCAGTAGATGATTTTGAAGATTCTTTAGATGATAATCCAGATTTTGAAAAAGATTTAAGTGATGATGAAAAAGATAAGTTAGGTGATTTACTTGATTTATGGCAAAATGCACAGAGTGATAAGGAACAAGACCCAGATGGTGGTGACCACGATGGTGATATTGAAGATGCTAAGAAAGAAATAAACAAACTATTGAAACTTGAAAATAAAGCTAATAGAGTAGTATTTCTTGAAAATCCAATAGTTGCAGCGACTGTAATGCATATGACAAAGATGAATATGAAAAATCCTAAGACTGGTAGAACTATTAAAGCAATCACACCATTAAAAAATAAAGAACATCCACTACATAAGAAATCAAAAGGTATTTTTGCTAAGATTAAAGATGCTATGAAAAAGAAAAAGAAAGTAGAACCTAAAAAACAATCTAAAGCAGATGCTGATTTCTATAAAAAACAATTTACTGGTGAAGTAACAGAGGGACCAGATGATGTAAGGTCTGCAAGAAGAGTATTATCAAAGATTGCTAAAACGGAAACAAAATTTAGAAAAGAAATGTATGAATTAGAACAAGCATTTCTACAAGACCCACGAACTGAAAATAAAAAAGCAGCAAAAGAAATAAAGAGAGCATATAAAGACGGGGTAACAAAGTTTATGAGAGATTCAGTTAAACTGATTAAAGGGATGAAATAGAATGAAAAACTTAATTGTAGATTATATACCTTTTGAGGTATCAAGAAACCAAATTCAAGAATCAATTAAAGAGAATGATGGTAAATTGGTAGTTAAAGGTGTATTGCAGAGAGCAGATGCAAAGAATCAAAATGGGAGAGTATATCCAATGGAGATTCTACAACGAGAAGCTAAAAACTATACGGATGGTTTTGTACAGCAGAAGAGAGCATTGGGTGAGTTAGACCATCCAGATTCATCAGTAGTTAATCTACAGAATGTATCACACAATATTACAGAAATGCATTTTGAGGGTGATAGTTTAGTTGGGACAGTAGAAATCTTAACAACACCAAGTGGAAATATTTTAAGAGAATTATTTAAGAATGGTATCAAGTTAGGTATCAGTTCTCGTGGTATGGGTTCAGTTGAAGCAGTACAAGAAGCAGATAGTAAAACACCAGTAATGAAAGTTGGACAGGATTTTGAATTAATCGCTTTTGATTTCGTATCAAATCCATCAACACACGGAGCATTTTTGCATCCAGTCAATGAGGGTGTATCCCAACCACAAACACAAGGTAGAACTTGTGGTACTTATTGTAAAGCAGAAGATATCATTAACAAAATTATAAGAGGAGAGTAAGATGCCTGGATTAGAAGAAATGCCAATACCATCTAATGGTAAAATAACACCACCAACTCATACGGAATTAGCAGATGGTGCAGATGCGGTAACACCACAGACTGGTAAAAAGGGATTGGATACATTTGCAATACCAGATACTGGTAAAGCTAATACAAC